ACCTTGTCTTACATGTGGCCTAGCATATTACATGTCAATGAAACGTCCGGGTGTAGAAGCTGGTAGAATAACAATGTTAAAAACAAACTATGAAGAAACACTTGCAAGAGCTATGCAGGAGGACAGGGAAAGAGCAACTATGAAAGTTGTTCCAAGATTAAGGTATGTGTAATGGCAAGTAATAAAAATGCATTAGCAATGTGTGATACATGTGGGTTTGTATATCCACATAGAGTAATGCGTTTAAATAGTTATCACATGATAACATGTCCAGATTGTTTTGAAGGACAGTATGACTTAGAAAATCACCCACAAAATAAAGTACCCGATGTACGAGATAACCCTGCTATACGTGACCCAAGACCTGATGATGGTGGTAGAGGTCTTACATGGCAACAAGCAACAACCAAATGGGAAGACACTGACAACTGGTGGAATACAATATGACAGAATTAACAGGAAAATTAATATCAAATAGTTATAAGCAACTCCTTAGATTAGGAGTAAGTACTAACAGTGGTGTTAGTGCTGGATTGACTACTATTGAAACTGGTGATGGCACTGATAGTTCTTTCCAACTTGCTACTGGTGCAGCCAAGTTTACAGGAACTCTTGCTGTAACAGGAGATACATCTCTTGATGGTAATCTTCATGTCGATGATAAAGTATGTGCTTCAGCTTTTTATGGAGATGGTTCTAATATTACAGGTGTTACTGCTACGATTGCAGGTAATATATCAGTTAGCAATGCAACAGTAGGTGGTAATCTATATGTTAGTGGTACAACAACTATTGTAGGGGCTACACATTTACAGGCTGCTGTATCAGTTGGTGGTGCTGCACAGTTTGGTTCTACAGTAACAGTATCAGGAGCAACACAACTTCAAAGCACTGTAACGGCTGTTGGTGCAGCTACATTTAAATCTACAGTTACAGTAGAAGGTGCTGCTACTTTTGATAATAATGTATCAGTAAGTGGTACATTTAAAGCTCTTGGTGCATCTACATTTACAGGTAAAGCAGAGTTTAAAAATGATGTATCAGTAAGTGGAAGACTTGATGTAGCAACATCTGCTTGTGTTGGTGGTCTATTTAAAGCTGTAGGTAAAGCTACCTTTGAAGATGATGTATCGGTAAGTGGTAATATTATTATAGGTGGTAATGCGTGTATTGGTGGTAATGTAACAGCAGCTTACTATTATGGTGATGGTTCAAATCTAACTAATGTAGAGGCTTCTGTTGGTATTGTTGATAATGTATCTGTATCAGGGTATATACACATAGGTGGTTTATTATCTGTTAGTGGAACATCTAACTTTGTAGGTAATAGCACATTTAAATCTAATGTATCTGTTAGTGGTAATACTAATATAGGTGGTACAGTTACAGTAGCTGGAGCCGTTAGTTTAGGATCTACATTAAGTGTAGGAGGTGCATCACACTTTGCATCTACTGTAACAGTGGCTGGTGCTGCTGTATTTGAAGATGCTGTGTCAGTTAGCGGTGCTGTAAATATAGCAGGTAATACTTCTGTAGGTGGTACATTCCTTGCAACTGGTAAAGCTGAATTTGAAGATGATGTCTCTGTATCAGGTAATGTAAATATTGGTGGTACTACAACTATAGCAGGAGCTACAAGTCTAGGGTCAACTTTAGATGTAGCTGGTAATGTATCGGTAGGTGGTACAAGTAATATTACAGGTAAAGCAGAGTTTGAAGATGATGTGTCAGTCTCTGGTGCATTAGTTGTAGGTGGAGCAACACAACTTAACTCTACAGTAACAATAGCTGGTTCAGCAATCTTTGAAGATAGTGTATCTGTAAGTGGTAATTTAGATGTAGCTGGTAATGTATCAGTAGGTGGTACGTTCTTTGCTGCAGGTGGTATTACCTACGATGGTGATGTATCTGTATCAGGTGACTTAGCTGTAGGTGGAAATGTATCAGTAGGTGGAACTTTAAGTGTTACAGGTGCAGTTAGTCTAGCATCAACATTAAGTGTAGGTGGGGCTGCTCATTTTGCTTCAACAGTCACAGTTGCAGGGGCTGCTATATTTGAAGATGCAGTATCTGTAAGTGGTGTAGTTAATATAGCTGGTAATACATCAGTAGGAGGTACTTTTTTAACAACAGGGAAAGCAGAATTTGAAGATGATGTATCAGTTAGTGGTAATGTAAATATTGGAGGAACAACTACTATTGCAGGAGCAGTAAGTCTTGCTTCTACATTAAGTGTAGGTGGAGTAGCAAACTTTGCTGATACTGTAACAATAGCTGGTGCTGTAAGTCTAGCATCAACATTAAGTGTAGGTGGGGCTTCACACTTTGCGTCTACGGTAACAGTTGCAGGTGCAGCAGTCTTTGAAGATGCAGTATCTGTAAGTGGGGCTGTTAATATAGCTGGTAATACATCAGTAGGTGGAACTTTCTTAGCAACAGGCAAAGCTGAATTTGAAGATGATGTGTCAGTATCTGGAGCGTTAATAGTAGGTGGAACTACAACTATTGTAGGAGCTACACATTTACAAAGTACTGTATCAGTTGGAGGGGCTGCTCATTTTGCATCTACAGTGACAGTTGTTGGTAATGCAGTATTTACTGCTGACATACAAAAGAAAACAGCAGGTACATCTAACTTTGCTGCAGGTGTTAATGCAGGTAACTCAATAGAATCAGGTGGTAACTATAACGTAGCAGTGGGTGATGAAGCTGGAACAGCCCTGACTACAGGCGATAATAATGTCCTCATAGGATATGGGGCTGGTGATGGATTTGATGCAGAAAGTAATAATGTAGGTATTGGTTCAGGAGCATTAGGGGGAGCTTCCTATGCTGCTACTGGCAATACGGCAATTGGTTATCTAGCTGGTAATGTAATGACAACAGGAGCTTCTTCTGTAATTATCGGTGGTTATGCTGGAGATGCTATAACAACAGGTACAGGAAATACTCTGGTAGGAGATTCTTCTGGTGGGGCTATAACAACAGGTGGATATAATGTTTTTCTAGGATTTCAGGCTGGTGATGCAACTACTACTGCAAGTAATAATGTAGCCGTTGGGCCTACTGCTTTAGGGGCAAATACAACAGGAGCGCAGAACGTAGCTATTGGATTCGATGCTCTTAGTGCAAATACAACAGCTTCAAACAATGTTGGTATTGGTAAGGGGGCTTTAGCAGCAGCAACTGAAACTGGTGGTAATGTTGCTGTAGGAACAGATGCTCTAAATGATAACACAAGTGCTTCTAATAATGTTGCCGTTGGTAATGATGCTGGTGGTAAAGTAACAACTGGAGGAAGTAATACTATTATCGGTGCTACTGCTGGTAATGCCATTACAACAGGGTCTGGCAATACCTTAATGGGAGTAGATGCTGGTGGTGCTATTGTTGATGGAGTATTTAATACCGCAGTTGGTTATCAAGCTCTATTAACAGAAGATGCTGAAAGCTACAATACTGCCATTGGTACTTATGCTATGAAAGTAGCTGATGGTGCTAACCATACAACTTGTGTTGGCTATAATGCTGGAGTTGCAATTACTACGGCAGACCAAAATGTCATTGTTGGGAGTATGGCTGGTCAAGCGGTAACGACAGGTGCTAATAATACTTTAGTAGGAACTGCTTCTGGTGCTGCACTTACTACAGGAGCTAGTAATGTTTTTCTAGGAACTAATGCAGGTGATGCTCAAACAACCTCTGGAGATGCTACCTATGTAGGTACAAACGCTGGTGGGGCTGTAACAACTGGTGCCTCTAATACATTTATGGGTTCCCATGCAGGTGATGCAACTACAACAGGGGCTTCTAATGTCGCTGTTGGAGTTAATGCGTTAGGAGCAAATACAACAGCTTCAAACAATGTTGCTATAGGAACAAGTGCTTTACTTTTAAATACGACAGGAACAAATAATATAGCGATTGGTGTAGATGCTCTTGATGCAGCCACAACAGGCAATCATCTAGTTGCTATCGGCTACCAAGCCCTAAGTGCAAATACAACGGCTCAATATAACATAGGAATTGGGAAAGACGCTGGATTATCTATTACTACAGGCGATGGTCATGTATTGATGGGTTATCGTGCAGGTCAGGCTATAACTACTGCAACTCAAAATACTTGTATTGGATATGAGGCTGGTGCTGCGATAACTACAGGTGATTCTAATACCATCGTTGGTGGTTATGCTGGTGATGCTCAAACAACGGCATCTAATAGTACTTTTATTGGGCAAAGTGCTGGTGGTGCAGTCACTACAGGTGCTTCTAACACTGTTGTTGGAATGATTGCTTTAGATGCTTGTACAACAGGGGCAACAAATGTTGCAATTGGAGGAAATTCTCTTGGAGCTTTAACAACTGGTACAAATAATGTCGTAGTAGGAGTTGATGCTGGTGATTCAATTACTACTACAAGCCATAATACGGCAATTGGAAAAAATGCACTTGGAGCTTCTACTACAGGGGCGAACAATACTTGTGTGGGAAATGAGGCAGGAATAGCAATTACAACAGGTGATTACAATGTCTGTCTTGGTAATGCTGAAGGTTCTACAAGAACAACAGGCTCTTACAATATTTCAGTTGGAAACAATAATGACCATTCAGCTACAGATTCTACCCATGAAATAATTATTGCTGCAAATAACGCTACAGGTAAGGGTAATTCAACAGCGTTTATTGCACCGGGATCTGGAGCCGTTTATGCAGGGAACAATAGCGCAAACTTTTCAACAACTTCTGATAGAAGGATTAAAAAGAATATTGCAGATAATAATACTGGTCTTGATGCAATCAATCAGGTTCGTGTTCGTAACTTTGAGTATCGTACTCCTAATGAGATTGACGAATTACCAAAAGAATCTGCAATAGGTAAAGAAGGTATTCAGCTTGGAGTTATAGCACAAGAAATACAGACTGTATTACCTGATGTTGTAAGACAAGAAACAACAGGATGTTTAACTGTAGACCCTGATAACATGACATGGTATCTTGTTAATGCTGTACAAGAACTGTCAGCACAAGTCAACGAACTAAAAGATAAAATTAAAACTTTGAAAGGAAAGTAAGATGAGTGAAGAACTAACTGCAGAAGAAATTAATGAACACTTTTCTGCAATGGACGATAGTGTTAATTTAATAACTAATACTATTGCCGATGATGCTGACGCATTAGAAATGTTTGGCAGTGCAGAAGAAGTAAAGTTAATGATGAAACGTAACACTGACCATCTTGAACTTCAACTAGTTAAAGATTGGGCAGTAGCAGATAGTCGTGATAAGTCTTCATATACTGATGCTATTACTGCTGGATTAAACTATATTAATGGATAGGATAATGGAAACTGAAAACAACGTAGTAACAATTAACGGTCAAGAATATATTGAAGATAATCTTAATGATAATCAAAAGTATTTTATAAATCAGATACGTGACCTACAACTAAAAGCAGCTAATCTAAGATTTCAACTAGACCAAGTAGTTGTTGCTCAAGACAAGTTTACAGAAGAATTAATTAAAACAGTGGAGGTTGTGGAGGAACAAGAAGAGTTTCCTCAAATCAATTTGAATTAAATGTTTTATTATATGTCAATTATAGCGTTTATAACATTGGTTCCTATGAATATACCTGTACAGGAAAAATCAATGGTAGGGCCATTTCCACATAAGTATCAATGTGAAACTTATAAAGCACAAATATCAGATATGATTGATAGTGTTCCAAATGCAGAACTTGTAATGGGAAAATGTGTTAAAAGGGAAGAGAGTTAAAATGATTTGGATATTATATTTGGAGATGTCAAATGGCAAGTACATACACAACTAATTTAAGGCTGACTAAGCAGGGTGATGGAGAAAACCCTAATAGTTGGGGTCAGATTCTAAATGATGGTGTTATCAGTCTTGCTGATGAAGCTATAGCAGGTTATACTACTATATCTATTGGTAGTGCTGCAACAGTAAACCTAACAAATAATGATGGTGCTGATGACCAATCACGTAAAGCTTTCTTAGAAATTAAAGGTACAGTTGGAGCAGTAGCAACTTCAATCTTTCTTGTTGTTCCTAATAATAGTAAATCCTATGCTATATTAAATAAAGTAACTCCCAATAATGATAGTGATGTTGTTATGATGCGAGTAGCAGGTAATACTGGTGTTACTATAGGAAGGTCATCTACTACATTTCAACATGTAGTTTGTGATGGAACTTCAGTAAGAAGCGCTAATCTTTTAAGTAATACTGTTTGTATAGCTGATAATTTATTTGTAGGTAATAACTTAAAAGTAGAAGGTGTTGTTACAGTATCAGGTGCTGCTACATTTAAAAATGCTGTATCAGTAAGTGGTAATGCTGTTGTTAATGGTACTTTTTTAACAGCAGGTAAGGCAGAGTTTGAAGATGATGTATCAGTCTCTGGTGCTTTGATAGTAGGAGGTGCTACTAGATTTGCTGGTAATGTATCTGTAGAAGGTAATCTTGATGTTAATGGTAATGTTGATATTAGTGGTAATCTTACAGGACCACCAATAGGTAAAGTTTTACAAACCTTACAAACTTTTACTAATACTGTACAGACAATTAGTGGAACATCATTTACAGATATTACAAATATGTCTCAAGCAATAACACCATCAGCAACTACCAGTAAAGTACTTATAACAGTATTTGTTAATTTTAGTGCAGATTCTGATACTTTTCCAGCTTTTAAATTATTAAGAGATTCAACTTGGATAGGTCAAAGTGCAACTCTTACTACGGGACAAGAAACTACTTTTTCTTCTGGTGTTCAAGCTGGAGGTGCTGGAGTACCAACTCAAATGTCAGGAGTAAGTTATACATTTCTTGACTCTCCTTCTACAACAAGCGCAGTAACTTACAAATTACAAGTTTCTCCAATGCGTACATATTCAAGAACTATAGAAATTAACCAAGCAGTTACTAGAAATGATGATAATCAATGTTCAGGAACAAGCACAATTACAGTTCAAGAAATAGGAGCATAATATTATGATTAGAGTTTCACATGCGCTCCAAGAATTAAATATTAATAATTTTAATCTTATTGGTAATCCAAAAAGTGAACAAGAATTTAATAATAATTTTATTAAAATTACAGAATCAGATTTAAATGGAAATATTATTTCTCAATCTACTAATCCTAATGACTTTGGAGTTACATGGTCAGAGGTTAAAGAAAAAATAAATCAATTAAAGTCTAATCAACCTTTAGAACTTTTACGAGAAGAGCGTAATAAAAAATTAAAGGATACAGATTGGTGGGCATCTTCTGACCTTACAATGACAGATGAGCAAATATCTTATAGACAGGCACTTAGAGATATAACAATTCACTATTCATCCTTAGATAATGTTAAATGGCCTAATAAACCAGAATAATTTTAAATGACTAAATTAGCTAAATTTGAACTCAAGCAAGGTCTTCATAGAGAGTCTACTCAATATGAAGAAGAAGGTAAATGGTATGACGGGAACCATATACGTTTTCGTGCAGGTAAACCTGAAAATATGCGTGGGTATGAAACAAAAGTTAGTGCTACATTTGTAGGAAATGCTAGAGATTTAATTACATATAAAAGTGCTGATAGTAAAAAGAGGGCTGTCTTTGGTACACCTGATAGGCTCTATGAACATGATGGTGATAGGATTGTAGACATAACACCTTTGGTTACAACTGCAACAACTTTAACAAATTGCTTTGGAACTTCTTCAGGTAGTACTAGAGTATGTTGTTCTACAACTGCAATGAATTCAAGAGGTGTTGGAGATTATGTTGCATTTACATCTTCAGCAGCATTTAATAATGTAAGTTTACAGGGAAATACATATCCAATTGTATCAGTAATTAGTACACAAGTTTTTACAATATCTGTAACAGATGCTGCTAATGCTACAGCAAGTGATACAGGGTCAGCTACATTTAATTATTTAATACCTACAGGTAATTCAATAGCTGTTGGTGGTACAGGTTATGGTGCTGCTCCTTATCAAGCTACTGTCTGTGCTTCTGATACAAGAGCATGGAACCAAGAAGCCAGTGCAGATGCTACTGATATTGTTTTTGATATAACACAATGGAGTCTTGATAATTGGGGCGATGATGTTGTAGCAAATAGAAGTGGAAGTAATATATATTATTTTGATAGTGATGCTTCTACTGTACCTATTAGAGCTACATCTATAACAACTTCTCCTGTTAGTGTCAATTCAATTGTTGTATCACCTAATGATAGACACTTAATAGCATTGGGTGCCAATCAATATGAAGCATCTGCTACTGTAAGTGGTACATTTAATCCCATGTTGGTACGCTGGTCTGACCAAGATGACCGTACTAATTGGGTTCCTTCTCTTACTACTACATCTGGTGAGGTAGTTTTAACTGATGGTACTAAGATTATAGGTGCTGTTCGTTCAAGAACAGCTATCAATATATGGACAGATAATGCTCTTTGGTTAATGCAATTTTCAGGTCCACCATTTACATTTAAGTTTACACAGGCTGGAACAAATTGTGGACTTATAGCACAACATGCAGCAGTAGATTATAATGGTGTTACATACTGGATGGGATTTGATAATTTTTATAAGTATGATGGTTCTGTAAGAGCATTGGATTGTACAGTTAGAAAATATATTTTTGATAGACTTAATACAAAATATCAAGATAAAGTATTTACAGGTATTAATTCAGAGTTTAAAGAAATTATATGGCTCTATGCTTCAGATGAATCAGGAGTTACAGATTGTGATAGCTATGTAATTTATTCTCCTGAAAATAATTACTGGACTTATGGTACAGGTATTTTTACAACCTTTGCAGATCAACAAGTATTTGGTAATACAATTACTACAGGTGTATCTTCTAATGCAAGTAGATTATATAATAATGAACCACCAGATTATTTTACTGCTAATAATAATCCAATTACTTCTTTTGTAGAGTCTGCTGATTTTGATATAGAAGATGGTGATAAAATATTATACATGAATAAATTAATACCTGATTTTGATTTAAGTACAGGTAAATTAAAAGTAAAAATTATAACTAAAACATATCCAGAAAGTAGTGAAAGCACTACAAAAGAATTTGAAATTACACAGCAAACAGATAAAGTTAATTTTAGAGCAAGAGGAAGGCAAGCAAAAATTAGGGTATCTTGCAGTTCACAGAATGCAAGCTGGCAATGGGGAGCAGTCAGAATAGCAGTACAGCCTGATGGGGAAAGATAATGGCAAGATACCCAACATTTCCAACAAACTTTAATGGAATTAGTAATGATGAATTAAGAGAATTATATAATACAATAGAGGATTGGGCAGCATTATTAGTATCAGAACTTCAAACAAGAGATATAGATATTGATGCTACACCATCTACTAATATTTATACAGTCGTTACAGTAACAAATATAGGAAGGCCACGTAAGGGAGATATAGCATATTCAGCAAGTAGTGGTAAGTACAAAGGATATGTTAGTCTTGGTTCAGAAACATCTTGGCAGAATTTAAACTAATGAAAAAAATGTCACCAGAAGAATATCACAATTTAATTAATAACAGTACCTATGTTAGTAATCTTAATCAAGGTAATGTTATTGATCATAGTAGATACTTACTAACACAGAAGATGGAAACATTTAAAAAGTTAAAGCCTACTGAAGACTCTAACTTTATGGCAGACCAAACACAAATGCAATCGAATTATGGAAGAGTGAAGTAATGTCAGTACCTAATATGGAAGAAATACAAAGAGTTATGGACAGTTCTACATTAAGGGATGATGCTAAATTAATGCAACCACCTCCGGGTACTGGTGGGTCTCCTATGCCCCCTCCGGGTGTTGGTGGGCCTCCTATGCCGCCTAGTGGACCTCCTATGCCTCCTATGGATGCTGGTATGCCTCCTATGGATGCTGGTATGCCTCCTATGATGCCACCTCAAGATGCTCAATTACCACCAATGCCTTTAGCTCCACCACCTAAAGAAACACTTAATACAATTTTAACTAAACCTAAAGCAAATGGTAAATCATTACAAGAAGAAGCTATAACAGACTTAGCAGATAGAGCAGGACTTAGTACATCAAAAGGTTTACCAATGGATGCTTTAATGCCTTCTCTTCAAACTCCTGTTACTGCAGAAACTGGTGGTGGATTAATGAATCTTATGATGCGTGATTTATTTTCTGGTCAAGTGCCGGGACAAGGACATGGTATGGAAGATAATGTTTACATGCCAATAGTAGAAAGACAAGCAGGAAGTCAGGTAGGTACACTTGCTGTTAGTCCAGATGAATATGTAGTTGATGCTCATACCATGTCAGCACTTGGTAATGGTAGTGCAGATGCAGGAGCAGATGTTATGGATCAAGTAGTAAAAAATGTACGTCAACAAGCGTATGGAACAACACAGCAACCACAGCAAATTAATGGATTAGCTGCACTAAGACCAATGATGGAAAGGGTATAATCATGGGATTAAATTTCGGAGATAAACCAACCACTACTACAGGGACCAGTATAGGTCAATATCCTGAGTGGATGAAAAAAGATATGCTTGAGGCACAAGATGCTTATAAAAGGCTCTATGAATCTAATTTAGGAAGAGGTTATAGACCATATACAGGCATGACTACTGCTGGTTTTACACCTGAACAAATTGCTTCTCAACAAGGATTAGCTTCTCTAGTAGGAAGCCAAGCTCCTATACAACAAGAAGCTTTGGGTTTAACCAGAGGAGTTACTTCTGAGTTTACTCCTGATCAAGCTCAAAAGTATATGTCTCCTTATCTTAGAGCTTCTCTTGATGCTCAGAAAGCAGCGGCCCAACGTCAGTTTGAAGGTACTAAACTTCCACAGCTTGAAGCAGAGGCTGTAGCTGCAGGTGGTATGAGTGGTCTAGGGTCTAGGGCTGGTGTTCAGTTTGCTGAAGCACAGGCAGCACAGAATAGATTGATGGCAGACTTAGAGGCTACGGGTCAGCAAAAAGCTTATGAAGATGCTCAGAACTTATTTAAATCTCAGAAAGAAAGAGAAAGGCAAACTGCTCTTGCATTGGAAAATTTAAATAGGCAAATTTTTACTGGTGGTATAAAAGAGCAAGCTTTATTGGATGCCATAGGCAAAGAAAAACAACAGATGGCTCAGACATTATTAGATGAAGCTCAAACAAAATACTATGATAAAGAAGAGTTTGCACGAAATGAACTTAATAAATGGTATCAATCTCTTCTAGGTAATCCAATATGGAAACAACCTAACTATGCAACAACAGGTACTCAAGCTGGTGGTGGTCCCGGCATGGGTAAAACTCTAATGTCATTGGCTGGTATTGGTTTAGGACTTGGTGGTTTTAAAGTACCATTTATGAAGGGTGGTGGCTCTATTGGTGGTGGTCTTGCTTCAATGGCTCAAGCACGTCCTTACATGAACTACATGCGTAGGAATATGGGTGGACAAGTTATGCCACCTGTAGTGTATAGGCAAACAGGAGGAGGAGAACTTCTTGATGAAGATGCAGCATTTCAAACAGGTGAAAATAGACCAATATCAGATATTTACGCAGCAAGAGAAGCTGTTGAAGAAGCAGGTATAAATAGATTAGCACCTCCTAATGTTGGTTCTATTACCTCTTCAGTAGGAGAAGGTCCAGATATTTTAAGAAGAGCCGATGATCCTAGTGCTGTAGACAGAGTAAGGGGTTGGACAATTACAAATTTAAAAAATTTAGCAGAGATTGAAGAAGGAAGAGTATTAGCAACTGGAAATGCTACTAAAGAAGAAATAAAAGGTATTAGAAAAGAGACAAAAGCTTTTCAACAAAAACAAACAAACAGATTTAATAAATATCAAAGCATGGTTAAAAACCTTGTTGGTGAAGATCCAAATGCAAATAGAAAGTTTTGGTTTACAGTTGCAGCAGCAATAGGTAAGCCGGGTGGTAATGCTTTTACTAATATGGCAGAAGGTTTTAAACAAGCTACTCTTAATGCAGATGCTGATAGAAAAGAAAAAAATAAAATGTTAATGACACTTGCAAAAGATGAAATGGATTTTATGAAAGATGTAGATACATTAGGATTTAAGAGTGAATTAAAACTCTTGGGTCTTACCAAAGCGCAGCAAGTAGAAGTAGCAAACATGGATAGTAATATACGAAAAAGATTTATAGAGGAATATAAAATACATGGTGATTATTTAAAAGCCAAGGCTGCAGTAAATAAAGGTAAAGGTGATAAAGCTTTTGGAAGTCAGCTTGAAAAAGCACAGAGGGAAATAGCAAAAGAGTATGGCTTTGTAATTGACCAGTTTGGAAATTTAGGTGCAGGAAGAGGTTCTCCTCCTTTGAAAAGTCCACTTTATCAAAACATGATTGACCGTTTGCAAACATTTAGAAGGCTCTATCTAGATAAATTAGATGAGTTAGGGAGTACAAGTTATAAAGCACAACTTGAAGCTACTAGATATGCGTTTTCAAAGACTCCTAAATACAATGATAAATTTAAAGGTACTGGCGATGTTGATCCTAAATACATATTTGCTAATATAGGAGATGCAAAGAGGGAAGTAGAAAAAAATAAAGGAGATTATTTAGGTAGAACTATACAAATTGGCGATACAAAATTTAAAGTAACTGCTAGCGGCTACCAAAGAGTAAGGTAGATTTTATTATGACACTTCCTGATTTTATTCCTTTTACTCCTATTTCAGATTTAGAAACAGTTACAGTTGATCCTAAAAAAAGAGGCAGAATATCTTCTGATGTTCTAAAAAAAATACAACCTCGTACTAGAGATTTAGGTAAAGAAGTTTATGAAAAAGCTATTAAAGATAGAGAGTCTCAAACTGTATCTGCTTTAGCTACTGATAAAGATTGGATAAAAAATGCAAAAATAATTTGGAATCAGGAAAATCCTGATGTAGAGTTTAATGCAAAAAAAGAAGGTTATGATAGTATAGGCGATTGGTTTATGGATCGTCATTCACAATTAGGAAATGATTTAACTAATCTTGGATTGACTGCTTACAATATAGGAGATATGTCTAAAGAGCAGCAAAGAGCATGGTCTGATTCTCTACAACAATTTGAAGTAGCAGATTCAGATATGAAAAGTTTTTTACGGGCTGTTAAAAATACTACACTTGCTCCTGAAACTATTGTAGGTTTAGTGGGTACATTAGGTATAGGTGCGCTTGCTAAATTAATTGGTGGTAAAGCAGCTTCTACAGCAGCTAAACTAGCATTTAAAAATCAAATAACAGCACAGCTTACTAAAAAAAATATAGTTGAAGAAGCTGTTGAAAATGTAGGTAAAGATAAAACTATTAAAAGAAAAGTTAAAGAAGTAACAGATGATGAATTAAAAAGCCAAGCTGCTAAAATTTTAAAAGCTAAACAAACAGGGGCTGCAATAGTTGCTGGTGGTGGATATGGTGGTGGATTTGATGTAGGAGAACAAATTATTGCTAAACCAGATGGTCCTATAGATGTTGAAAAAGCAGCTATATCTACAGGTCTTGGAATGATTACTGGTGGTGTTTTAAGTCGTGTTATGCCTGTTGGTAGAGATGCTCAAAATATAGCAGATGCTGTACGTAAGAATTTAGAAGAAGCTCCTTCAACACAAAATGTTAAAGTTAAAACATTACAAAAAGAAACTGATGTTGTTGATCCAAGTAAACCTGTTAGACATAATATAACAGAGAGATTAGCAGAACTAAATACAAAAGTAGGAAGATTTTTTAAATCTAATGTCACACTTCCTAGAGAAGTATTTAATGCGGCTCTTAAAAAAGAAAGAGGAAGCAATGTTGGTTTAAGTATAAAAGCTTCTTTAAAGAAATTACAAAAAGAAATTAATGCAGATAGATTAGAAAGAATAAAAAATAAAGTAAATACAAGAATTACAAACGATGATATTAATAACTTTTTTGATGATGGAACTATTTCATCTTCCTTACAAGGAACTCAAGTATTAAAATCTTTACAAGAAGTAGGAAGTTTAATAGAGGGAAATGAAAATAAATTAAATAATTTACTTGGACTAAAAGGTGATAAAAAATTAGGTGTTAATCGTAGTGAAGGTAAATTTTATATAACAAGAAGTTTTGAGGCTGTTAATAATCCTGCTTACTTACAAAAAATTATAAATGCCTTATATCCTGAAGGTAAAAAAGTTGATGCAGAGTTTTTAAGTAAAGTAGAGGGTGCAAGAGATGCACTAAAAAAACAATATCCTAAAGATACACTAGACCAAATTAATGATAAAATAGTTGCACTAGTTAGAAACTTATCTGGTGATAAAGATTCTACTGATTTTATTTTAGACATACCAAAAATTTTAGGTGATCTTACTCCTAAAGCTGGAACAAACACTAGAAAATCTTTAAATTCTTTAAAAAGAAGACAAGATTTAACTAAACCTATATTAAATTTATTAGGTGAAAGAAAAGATGCTGTAGGTAGACTTGCTGAAACATTAACCACTCAACAAAAATTAATTAAAAGTGCTGAATACTTTTCAACACTAGATGAGTTTGCTCGTAAAGCTTTAGAAAAAGCTGATGGAGATACAGCTACTATAGATTTAGGTGGATTTGTAAGTTTTTTACCCAAGAAAAGAGCTACTATTAAAAAACAAAAAGGTAAACAACCTCCTGCTCGTACTCCTAAAAATTTAGAAGATTTAGTTAAACAAGAATTAGGAAAGAAAGGTACTCAGTCTGGAAAATTTTTAAAAGATATTTATACAGATGAAACACTTTTTAATTATTTTGAAAATGGTATAGATTACTGGAGTAATTCAAAGTTAGGTGGTGGAAAATTTGGTAGTACATTAGCACAAGTTGCTGCATATGGTCAGGCTACTCAAACAGTTTTAGATATACCTGCATACTTTGTAAATACTTTAGGTGCTGTTCAAAATCTTGGAAGTAATGGATATATATTTTCTGCTATTGGAAAAGATGATGTTGTTCAACAAGCAACTAAAGATGTATTCCAAATGTATAAGTTAGATAATAAAGAATCTTTAAAAAGATTAGAAAGATTAAGAGAAGAAGGTGTTGTTGATAGTGATTTATCTTCAGAGATGATTCGTAAAAATATTAATTTATATGGTAAAACTTTAGAAAACCCTTTATCAAAAACTTATAAAAAGGGTATGGAAAATTTAAGTCAAGCTTATGGTGTTCCTGATACATATGCTAAATTAATAGCTCATGAAATAGAATACAGAGAATTAAAAAAGATATATGGTAATACTGTTTCAGATGATGAATTATTTTCAATGGCATCTGAAATAGTTCGTGATGTCATGCCTTCATATAGTGTAGCTGCACCGGGAGCTAGAATGTTATCTAGATTACCTGTTGGTACGTATGCTTTATTTCCTTCTGAAATGGTACGAACATCTAAAAATATTGTTATACATTCATTAACAGATTTAATTAAAGGTTCTAATGAACTAATAAAAGGAAATATAAAAGTAGGTGGGAGATTAATAAAAAGAGGTGTTAGAAGAGGAACAGGTTTTGCTGCTACTACTTATGGACTTGAATCTTATGTAAATGCTAATAATGAATTATTAACAGAAACTCCTAATGAAAATATTTCTGCTTCTGAACAAAATGAAATAAATAAAAGAGTTATTGAATCAACAGGACCATCTTTTGCAAGAGGTGCTAACCCTTACATGTTACAAGGTTTTAAAGAAATAGTAGATTCTAAAACTGGTCAACGATCTATAATAGGTAGATATGCAAACTCTGCACAATATGATGCAGCAGATTTTGGTAAAGTTGGTGTAAGATTAACTGGTCGGATACTTGGTGGGGATATGTTAAGCTCTACTACAATAGGAGATGCTCTTGAAGGATTAGGTAAATCTATTTTAGGTCCATATACATCTCCAAAGTTTGTAGCGGATGGTCTTATTAATATTGCTGCAAGCATAACGGGTCATGGAGATTTATTTTCAGAAGAGCAACCGGGACTTAGTTGGGAAAATATAAAACGTACTGGTCTTGAACTTGCTAGGACTTTAGAGCCGGGAACATCTCAAGCTGTTAGAGCATACTTTGATCAAATGAAAGCTTCAGAGGTAGCAGAAATAGCTCGTAATTCATATGGTTATCCTTTAACTATGAATGATATGAATAGCTGGCTAATGACAGGGCAAAGAACTGTTACAAATGATATTAATAAATCTATAGGATATAGTATTTATAAAGATATGCGTCAGTTAGATTTAAGTGATAAATCTTTTACAAGTTATTTAAGGCAATTAAAACCAGAACAAATGACCCCAACTATTGCTGAAGATATAATAAATGAATATAGAGAATCTATGCAAGTAAAAAGAGAAAACTATAGTAAATTAAAAGAGAAAATGAATCTATATTCTTTATTTTCTTATCAAGATACAAATGGTAATCCTAAATCTTTAGGTGTAAATGGAATCTTTCGTGCTGTTTCTGGACCCAATATGGAATATCAAAAAAATGGAGAGGAAGCATTATTGATAATGAAGGCTCCATTTTCTCAAGCTGTTTTAAATCCAATAGATAATAGAGATTTAATAAATGTTTTACAAGAAAAATTTGGTAAGAGAAATCCACTTGGAATTATAGGGAAACTTTCTAAAGCTTATGCAGAAGAAGTTACTAATCAAAAACCAGAATTTATACCTTTTGATTAGATACAAATATTGGAGAATAATAATGGATGGTTCAAGTCACATGATATGGAATGCTATACTGAGTCTTGCGTGTGGCTCGTTTATATGGTGGATAAGAGGTATTAATGTGAAAATAGAAGAGAATAGAAAACTAATGAGCAGGACTAGAGAGGAAATAGCTAGAGACTACGCACTCAAAGATGAGGTTGATAAAGACCTTGATAAAATCATGGAGAGAATAATAAAGTAATGTCTAGGAATTGGGAGTTCTTTACAGAGCAGGAGATGCAATGTAGGGGTACTGGAGAGTGTGACATGAATGAAAGGTTTATGTCAAAACTTATAGAGCTAAGAAAAAAGTTTAATGAACCAATGATTATTACTTCAGGTTATCGACATCCTGCATACAATATGACAATAGGTGGTACAAGAAACTCAGCACACACCAAGGGCAGGGCTGTGGATGTATTAGTCATGGGTAAGGAAGCACTGAGATTGGTACGTCTAGCACTGGATACTGGTATGACAGGTATAGGTGTGGCGCAGAAGGGTAAAGCAAGTAAAAGATTTATACACATTGATGATCTGGAAGATAGTGATGAGAACCCTAGACCTTGGATATGGAGTTATAAGTAATGCTTATAGAATTTTTATTATGTGTAGCAGGTCTTATAGCTATTGGTTGGTTTGTTTGTTACATAACAAAGGATGAATAATGGTTGATAGAAGTGGCTTACGTTCTATTATGCGTCAAGGTGGGCGATCACCCACGAGAGGTAGAGGTCGTTTAAAATATGGCGATCCAACTAAAATAGACAGGGATAGAAGACAAGTATTAGCAGATGTTGAGGCGGTGAGAAACATGCACCCGCTTGATCAAGCTGCTTTATATACATCAATTATTCCTATTGTTGGAGATGTTGCTGGCGCAGCAGCAGATATTAGACGCTATACAAATGATCCTAGTGGAACTAATCTAGCTTTCTTATTATCAAATGCAATACCTTTTCTTCCTTCAGGAACAGTAAGTGGACTTATAAAATCAATAAAGCCTAGACAAGGAGGACTTAGAGAACTTAAAAATATACCTTCACAGATTAAAAGAGGATTACAATCAAATTTAAGCGAAGCTATGCCACAAATACCTAACTATCTTAGAGGTTTTTATAGTGGTAATCCAGTAAAAAAATTATATGGAGTTGGAGAAGGTGCTGTTAAAGGATTAGCTAATATAGCACAAGCTAGATATTTTCCAAAAGATAGAGCTATACTTAAAGAATTTGGTGTTCCTGTATCTCAAACAAAAGCTGCTAAAGATGCTATGAAAGAATATAAAAAAGGAAAAGAACTATTAAAAACTGCTGACGCTGAGTCTTCAAAGAATATAAGAGATAAGATAAGCCAAGCAATGAAAAAAGTTACAGGTCAATCTAGGCAGACTACTCTTATGGGAGAGCAGTTTGGTAAACCTCCTGCATTTAATAATATAACTAGAGGTTTAGATGAAGTAGAGTTTAGTGATTTTGGTACTAAAAGTTATAATAAAATTATGGGTGGTAGAAAAACTGGTTTAACATCTAAAGATTTTAATTCTATTTTTGAAGACATAACAAAAGCATGGAAGGTTAATCCAAAGAAAAAATATAAAATGAATGTACGTAGAACAAACACTCAGGCTGCAGGTAATCTTGAAAATTTTGCTTTTAAAAGACCTATCTATGGAGGTGCTAGTTTAACTGATCTTAAAAAAATATTTGATGGAAAGAAATTTAAAAGTGGAAAAGAATTTTTATCTACATTAAAATCAAATAATGTAAATGTAAAAAATCCTAAAGAAGTTTTAGAAGGCCGTCCTGCTATTGTAGTTGGTAATGTTGCCTCAGATGCTTTTGAACTTGGTGGAGTAAGATATACAACGGCTATTAAAAGAGATGGAAATCTTGTTAGTATTATGAGTGATGAACATGATTTATTTTTTCTTAAACTTCCTAGTGCAGATAGAATGATAAGCGTTTCTACTCCTATAAACATAGATATTTTAAAAACAAAAGAAAAATCTCAACGCCTTTCTAAACCTGTTAGAGAATCAAAAGAAGCTTTGAAAGAAACTAGAAAAGTTAAATCAAAAATAGCAGAAGAAGAACTTGCTAAATTTCCCGGTGTAGATACATCTCTTCCTACTCCTTCTGGATCAACTAAATCTCAGTGGTATGCTACACAAGCTCTAGCAAAATTAACACCAACACATCCAGACTATTCAAGACTTCAAAAAGAAGCTGGATTTGTTCCTACTAGAATAGCAAAAACTTCTCAAACAGAACAAGAAAATAAAAGGGGAGGAGGTTCTGTAATGGAACGTAACCCCTATGATTATCAACCAAGAGGTATATGATGGATAGTAAATTTATAATAACTTTAGGTGTTGGTCTATTTGTACAGGCTGCTGGTGTTATCTGGTGGTTGGCTGGACTGCAAGCCTCTGTACAACACAATGACTTTCAAATACAGATGATTGCTAAAGATGTAAACAAGAACTCAAAGTTTGTTGAACTGTGGCCCGCAGGAAGATGGGGATCAGGGTCTTTACCTAGTGATGTAAGACAAGACCTGAAGATTGGCTCACTGGAAACACAGGTACAGAAACTCAATGATAAGATATTTAATGGTGGTGGTAGAAAATGAATAACATTAAATTAAATTATGCTCTAATTTTTGCTATGATTCTACAAGCTATAGGATTGATATGGTATGTCTCCAAGCTGGATAGCAAAGTAGAAACTGTATATAAGTTCTATGAACAGGAGTCACAAAAGTCTGTTGTTGTTACCCAAGCCAAGATGCAATTTGATTTGGAACGTGTCATGAAAGATATGGAAGATATAAAGAAAGAACTCCAAGAAGGTAGAAACAAATCAAAAAAGATAATAAAACAGCATGAAAGAATTTTTAAACTGTTAAAACCAAAAAAGGGGAGACAATCTCCTAGACAGTATGGGTATTAATATGCAGAAACATTTAAAAGAAGTTAAGATGACCTACCCTACCCATTTTATATTTGCATTGGGTATGGCAG